AGAACATCAACTTAGCACGAATTACTGAAGAACAAGATGATACCGATTTAAAAGGTGAACTTGCTTGTGCTGGTGGTGTTTGTGAAATAGTCTAAACAATAGGAGAAAATAAATGTTAGGACAATTACTATTTACAATAACAATGGTTACTTATTGGTTAAGTGAAGGTTGTACAGAAGGATACACTTGGGCAAAAGCAAAACGAAGAAAAGAAAATAAATTAATCTTCGGTTCAATTACAAAAGGTAAAAGAGATGGTGTTGGTTATTTGGATTACCACGCTTGGAGATTAGGTGAAAACATTGGAATGGTAGGAAGTATTTTTTCAGCATTCTTATTCACATCTTTTTGGAGTTTATCACTTACATTTTTAGGTTCTTGGATGATAGGATATTTCGTCTATGAAAGAGCATTGAATTATGTAGTAACAGACAACCCATTTGTTATAAAAGGGCCGTGGAAAATGATGGGTATTGAAATACCTCGTTCAAACGCATTCGATTGGGCTGTAGCTGGTATTGGTTTAGGATTGATAATTTTAAGTATATTTATATAGGAGATATGAAATGGCAAAGAAAATGGATAAACATATTTACTCAGCGAGACTTCAAAGAGTTGTCGATGGCGACACTTGTGATGCTCTTATTGACTTGGGTTTTGATACTTGGGTTAAGAAGAGAATTAGATTTTTTGGCGTTGACACCTGGGAAAGTAGAACTCGTAATCTCGAAGAAAAGAAAAAAGGATTAGCTGCTAAAGAATATGTAAAAGATTTATTAGAAAATTCAGACGAGGGCAAGTTCTTATTAAAATCTCACGGAGTTGGGAAATATGGACGAGTCCTCGGCGAACTATTCGTAAAAGGACACGAATCTTCAATAAATGAATTACTGAAAGAAAACGGACACGCTTACGAATATGATGGTGGAAAGAAAAAAATATTTGGTTCGTAAAAGAAAAAGCTTGACTCGAATGGCTAAAATGTTGTATATTATGTTACAGATAAAAAGAGGTATTAATTGTATCAAAACATTTATGTTAAAAGAAGTAAAACTTCTAATGAAATTCATCTTTGGGATGATAAAACAGGTTATCAAAAGTTTCAGTACAAACCATACGCGTACTTAAAATCACAGACAGGCACATATCGTTCCTTGTATGGTGACAAGTTAAAGAAAGTAAACTTTTGGACTGGTGATGATATTAAAAACGGAAGAGTGTTTGAATCAGACGTTCCTATTGAAACCAGAACATTGGTTGATATGTATCCTGATTCAGAAGAGACATCAGTAGGGCATAGAGAAGTTTTCTTTGATATTGAGTGTGAGGTAACGGATGGTTTTCCAGACCCACAAAGAGCTGAGAACAAGATTACAGCTATTGCACTATATGATAAAACAATGGATTCCTATCATTGTTATGTTTTAGGTGATGTTCCAAATACAGATGTCGTAGAATCATTTCATTCAGAAGAAGAATTACTACAAAGATTTTATCAAAAATATCTTGAAATCAATCCAACAATATTAAGTGGTTGGAACATTGATGGATTTGATATTCCTTATTTATACAATAGAACTAAACGAGTTATGGGTGATTCATTTGCAAATGCATTATCACCAATCGGTGAAGTTTATTACAATGAGAATAAACGTAGATTTAAAATCGCTGGTGTTTCTTGTTTGGATTACTTATCACTTTACAAGTGGTTTACCTATACACAACAATCCTCATATAGATTAGATTACATTGGACAATTAGAAGTTGGACTTGGTAAGATAGAATTTGAAGGAACACTACAAGATTTATATGAAACGGATATTGATAAGTATATTGAATATAACTTGAATGACGTTATTATTGTTAAGAAACTTGATGACAAGTTGAAGTTTATTGATTTGGCTAAAGCACTGGCTCACGTTGGACACGTTCCTTATGAGGACATATTTTTCAGTAGTAGATACTTGGAGGGTGCTATTTTGGTTTATCTACAAAACATTGGAGTAGTTGCACCAAACAAAGCATTGGATGCTAGAGAAAAAATGAATCGTAGTGATGATGACAAGTTCACAGGTGCTTATGTGAAAGACCCTAAACCTGGTAAATACAATTGGGTGTTTGATTTGGATTTAACCTCTATGTATCCATCAGTTATTATGTCGTTGAATATTTCACCTGAGATGAAGATTGGTAAAGTGAATGGTTGGAATGCTGAGGAGTTTATCAAAGGTGTGAATAAAACTTATTCATTAGAAAAGAATGGTAAAACTCAAGGGCATATGAATAATGAAGAATTGAAACAAATGTTTGAAAAGAACAAAGTATCCATATCTTCAAATGGTATTCTGTATCGTAATGATAAGAAAGGTTTGATTCCTTCATTGTTATCCAAGTGGTTTGATGAAAGAGTTGAGTATAAAAGATTGATGAAGAAATATGGTGAAGAGGGTGATGACGAACAACATGGATACTTTAAAAGAAGACAACACGTTCAGAAGATTGTATTAAATTCACTTTATGGTGTGTTGGGATTACCTGTGTTTAGATTCTATGATGTGGACAATGCAGAGGCCACTACTGTAACTGGTCAAGAGTTAATTAAATTTACAGAGAAGATTGCTAATAGTTATTACAATGGTAAGCTTGGAGATAAAGAGGATTATTGTATTTACACAGATACAGATTCAGTATTTTACTCGGCTGTTCCATTGGTTAAAAAAGATTTCCCAAACGCTGACTTGACAGATGATAAATTTATGACGGAAAAGATATTAGAAACAGCGAAAGTAGTTCAAGATTATATCAATGAATCTTACAATTTGTTCGCTAAAAAGTTTCTAAATTGTGACGAACACAGATTTGATATTAAACAAGAGTGTGTGGCTAAGTCAGCGTTTTGGGTTACAAAGAAAAGATATGGACAATGGATTATCAACGATGGTGGTTTGACTTGTGATAAGTTGGATGTAAAAGGTTTAGATATTGTTCGTAGTTCATTCCCACCAGCTATGAGAGATTTGATGACACAAGTATTGAAAGATATATTGGGTGATGTGGATAAAGATGTGATTGATGAAAAGATATTGAAGTTCAAGAAAGAAATGAAAACATCTGATATACAGAACATCTCTTTACCAACTGGTGTTAAAAAATTATCTAAGTTCAAAGATTCAACACCAAGAGATGCTGTGTTTACCAATATGAAGAAAGGAACACCTGTTCACGTTAAAGCGGCTTGGGTTTACAATGATTTGTTAAAGTATTGGGGATTAAATAACTTTGAGAAAATCAAATCATCAGAAAAGATTAAGTGGATTTATTTAAAACCAAACACGATGAATATTAAACAAATCGCTTTCAAAGGTTATGATGACCCACCAAAGATTATGGAGTTCATTGAACAAAACATAGATTACGATAAATTATTCACAAGAGCATTAGAAAAGAAAATCAGAATGTTTTATGAGGCATTGAAATGGGATATGCCTGTTGATAAAGCAAATACATTAGAGAGGTTTTTCTAAAATAAAGCTTGACTCATATGGTAAAAATATATTATATTAAACAATAAACCTTAATAGGAGAACAATAAGATGCAAAAAAGTAAGTTAGATAAATTCATTCAAAAGTATAATTTGGGTGGAAATGTAAATTCAGTAAAATGGAAATCAAGTGGTGATTCAATATCAACATCATTTGTCACACCTGATAAGTCTTTATTAGGTAATGTTAAAGTTGATAGATTTCAATTTGAAGATGCTGAAATTGGTGTATATCAAACCGACCAATTAAAAAGTTTGATAAATGTGTTAGGTGATGATGTTTCATTAGACTTAACAAGATTCGGTGATAAAGCTGTTTCACTTAAAATAAAACACGGAACTACATCTGTGGATTATGTATTAAGTGATTTATCAGTTATATCCGACCCACCACAAATGAAAAGACTACCAGAGTTTGGCACTAAGATTAAATTAGATTCAAACTTCATTTCAACATTCATCAAAGGTAAGGGTGCTTTAAGTGATGTTGATACTTTTTCAATTGTAAAAAATAACAATGGTTGTGATGTTGTGATTGGTTATTCATCTACGAATACAAATCGTGTAAACATCCCAACAGAATGTGATAGTTGTGATATTGACAAACCAATAACATTCAACGCTAATCTTTTTAAAGAAGTGTTGGTTTCAAATCGTGAATGTTCATCAGCTATTCTTGAAGTTTCAACTGAGGGATTAGCTAGGGTGAATTTCAAAATTGATGATTTTGATTCTACTTATTACATAGTATCTATGCAGGATGTAGATTAATGTCTCATTCATTATGGGTAGAAAAATATCGTCCAACGGACTTATCAACTTATGTAGGTAACGAGCATCTTAAAGAAAAAGTGAAGGCATATCTTGAATCAGAAGATGTGCCTCATCTTTTACTTTTTGGTAAAGCTGGCACTGGTAAGACAACATTAGCGAAGATTATCACATCTAACATTGATTGTGATTATATGTATATCAATGCTTCTGATGAGAACAAAGTTGACGATGTTAGAAACAAAATCAAAACATTTGCTTCATCTGTTGGTTTCAAATCCTTGAAAGTAATTATACTTGACGAGTGTGATTATCTTACACCAAATGCACAAGCTGCATTGAGAAACCTAATGGAAACATTTTCAAAACATTGTAGGTTTATTCTTACTTGTAATTATGTAGAAAGAATCATAGACCCAATCCAATCAAGATGTCAATCATACAAAGTTGTTCCACCATCTAAAAAAGAGGTTGCACAACAAATGGTTAATATCTTAACACAAGAGAATTGTCAATTTGAACTTGATGATATAGCTTTGATAGTGAACGCAGGTTATCCTGATATTCGTAGAGTTATTAATTCAGCTCAAAGACAAATCGTTGATGGTAAGTTAAAGATTGATACCACCTCTGTAATTCAGAATAATTACAAACTACAATTGTTAGAAATGTTGACAAGTGGTGTTAAACTAAATGACATTAGACAATTAATAGCTGATAATTCTATTTCAGATTATTCAGAATTATTTAGATTATTATATGATGAAGTTGATAATTATGGTAAGGGAAAACAAGCTGAGTGTATTATGAATATCGCAGAAGCACAATTCCAAGATGTAAATGTAGTGGATAAAGAGATTAACTTTATGTCACTAATAATTAGATTAATAAGGATATTAAAATGAAAACATTTAAAATAGAACATATAGATTGGGTAGATAAACCTGACTTAATTATAACATTACACAATCCACCTTACGATGATGAAACAATTTTATCTAAGACGAATTGGAAAGCTAAAGATGTTACAATAACAGAAATTAAACGGGAGATATAAGATGATGATACCTGGTAAAAATGGTCAAATGGAAGAACAAATTGACTTTAGTAAAACCACAGAAATTAGTTGTGAAAATTGTGGTGGTAAAACATTTAAACAAACATTACTGATGAGAAAGATGTCAGCATTAGTTGCACCAAATGGACAAGAAACCATAATTCCAATGGCTGTATTCGCATGTGAAAAATGTGGACATGTGAATAAAGAGTTCACAGATATAAATGGTATTCAATAATGCCTTTCTATACTTACAAATGTAATACTTGTGGATTGGAAAAAGACTTTTTGAAATCTATGAATGATTTAGATTTTCAATTGTGTCCTAAGTGTTGTTATGACCCAAATGTAAATGGTAATGATGAAAAAATGGAAAGAATATATAAACCAAATGCTAGACCTGGTTCTGCAGATGGTTCGTGGGGATTTGGTAAATGACAATATTCGATTGGATAAATCAAATACTTGTAAAGAAAACTCATTGGAATGAATTTACAGAAGATGAACAAAAGAAATTCAGCCCATTTATAATCAATCGTTGGTTGTCAATGGATAAAGATTTTCTTGAAATTGTGAATTACTTTCAAAAGTATTCTATTGGAACATTAGAACCACAAGAAGTTTACAAGTGGTATTGTGATATGTTACCAAGAGGTAAGAGATTCAATAAGTATATTAAAGGTAAGAAAGATAAGAAATACAATACGGAATTGATTGATATTATGGTTACACATTTTGAATGCAGTAAATCACAAGTAAAAGATTATTTAGATTTAATTGCAAAAAATGAGTTAATGGAAATATTAGAAAAATATGGAATGAATGAAAAAACAATTAAGAGGTTATTAAAGTGAGCAATATAAAAGAAAACGACTTAACAATGTCTGAAACAGATTTAACAGTTACTAAACACCCAATTGTAGAACAGATGGAAAAGGAATGGCCTGAAATGACTGGTGAGTTTAGAAGATTACAAAGGGAACAATACGAATTGTTTTGTAGAAAACAACACGATTATGGTCCTGGTAATATCTCAGTTGGAACACAATTATCAACAGATGATGAGATTAAGTTATCATTAACTGGATTGTGGTTTAGAATGAATGATAAAATACAAAGGTTAAAAACTTTGTTAATGGGGAATAAAGATACGGCTGTAGATGAACCATTGGAAGATGCATACTTGGACGTATCTAATTATGGTATTATGGCTACAATAGTAAAGAATGGAAAATGGGGAAAATAAAATGAATCAATTAATACAAGCTGCAATAGATAGTTATCAAGCACAAAGAACAGAAGCATTGGCTCACTTGGATTTATTATTCAATGATGCTACAATGATTGGGGAACACTCAGATTTATTAACTGAGGTAAAGAAATGGACAGAGAGTTTATCACAAGCTGAAGAAAACTTAGAAACATTAAAGAGAAACTTTGACATCAATTAATCCAAATAAAATAACCATAAGAGAAATCTCAAAGAAGATAGCCAAAGATATGATTGTAAAGAATCATTACAGTCATAAGTGGACATCTTGTAGATACGCTTTAGGTGTGTTTTATGAAACAGATAACGAACATTCATTCTTTGATGAGAAAGATGAAAAATTAGCGGGTGTGGCTATCTATGGTTATCCTGTTGGAAGAAGTGCTCCTAAATCCATATCACCTGAATTAAAAGAAGAAGAAGTATTGGAGTTAACAAGGTTATTTATCTTTGATGATTATGGTAAGAATACAGAGAGTGTGGTTTTATCCAAAACATTCAATTGGTTGAAGGAAAACGCTAGTGAGATAAAAGTATTGGTAAGTTATTCAGACCCGGAACAAGGACACTTGGGTATTATTTATCAAGCTACGAATTGGATATATCAAGGTAATAGTATTCGACTAATGCCTAATTATGCT